TTTCAACAATTGTTTGCAAACTTCCTTTCTCAATCCACACATCATCATTTAGCACTGCCACAAATTTTGCCCCATGTGCTTCAGCAAAGTTTATGCCTTTATTCCACCAACGATGAATATTGAACTCATCTAAATCCCAAAGGTTGTTCACATCTTGAATTGGTTCACCAAGTTTTGTTCTGACAATAACAATTTGATTTAACGGAATTAAAGAATTCTCAAATATTTTTGGAAGGTACTGATGCCTGTCAGCCGTTGGTATTACTATCCAAAGGTCGTTTTCTGTACCATTCACTAGGGAATTTCCTTTCCGTTACCCATTTAGGGAAACTATCGTAAGTATCTTCAAATTCAATCTCCGTAAAATACTGCCCACCTTGTCTTTCAATATCATGACCATAAGTCCAACAATGAGCCAATTCTTTTTCCAAACCATCATGAACCAATTCTTGATGAGCAAAACCACGCACTTTACGAATCAAGTAATCCAAACTGCCCATGGAGGTAAAATGATGACCACCTATTATTTCCCGAAAATTGTGTCTTTTCCATCGTTGCACATTCAAATCTTTACCTTTCAAAAATTTCCAACGACCAGCAATACCAGTAATTTCATGTTTGTGATACCAATGCAAAGACATGTGATATTTTGGCATATTAAAACAATTAACATCGTTAATCTCAAGAATTTTTTGGGAATCGTACCATTCGTCTGTGTCACATACAATAACTAAATCATCATCAGAAGAACAAATCGTTTCAACAATACCTGTCAATTGTGCTCGTTGATGGTAGTCATTAGCCCAAGCATCATTACTGCCAAGAGAAACAATTTTTTTGTAAACAATTTTATCTTCATACTTTTTGAACCTGTCATAATTATTTAGGAAAACATAATCTTTAGGTTGATTCGCATACATCAGATTGCCTTCAACTATTGCAAAAAAATCAACATCATCAAACTTGGTCGCTAAACGACCCTCCAACATATCTAACTCGCCACCAAAAGTTATCGCATCAACAATCACAAATTATCCCAATTCCATGTGCCTTTGTATTTAATCAGCACATCGTTCTCAAGAACCATATTTTTTCTACCATAGCGTTCAACAAAACCTGTGTTATTTTTATCATGCAACTCAGGATACATAACTGGGACAGAGCCACCCAAAAGCCTTACATAAGCCTCGTTAAAAGTTATCTCAAAAATTACTTGGTCTTTTTTTGATTTGGCAACTGGGATTTCCATTTGCTCAAGTATCCTTCTTTCATACACACCCATAAAAGAGCCATAAAATTTTGGGCAATGATTGATTGAAACAGAACCTTGATATTGTGAAAGTTTCTCATAAAATTTTTCGGCATCTTTGAAAACAACTGAATCTTGTAGCAACAAAAACTTTTCAATTTTCGTGTGCTTAACCATAAAATCTATCTTTCCTATTTCGTAAGAATAATCAGATAAAACGACAATTGGTCTTTCGCCCAAAGACTCTAAACAATCTTTTAACCACATTTCCCTTTTCGGTGTGGTGCAAACAACGGTTATCATAATCTTGTTTTTATTTCTGTTGAAGAAATGCCTTTTGTGTAAGGAATATAGATAAGGCTAATATTTTTTTCATCTAACCAGTCTTGGGTGAACTGCATTTGCTTGTAATAGTCTCTTCTAGCCCAATCCGTGCCAATAGCAATAATGTTTGGTTGAACTTGAAGAATTGTTGGCTTAGAATCAGCACCACCAGAATTAGCAATAACTTGGTCAACATATTGACATGCTTTCAAAACAGCCATTCGGTCAGAAAAACTTACAACAGGTGGTTTGCCTTTGTATTCTTTTATGAACTCATCAGTGTTCAATGAGACGACAACACTGCCTAATTCCCCTGCGATTTCTTTACATCGTTTCAAAAAGTTGACATGACCTGCATGGAACAAATCGAAAGTGCCACCTGTGTAAACAACAAGACCATCAAATTCAAAAAAGTCGTTCATATCAAACTCTTCTCAATCCCAACTATTTCTTAGCCTTGTTTCTAAAGACCAATGACCTTGTGTGTAATCATCTGATTTTACCTTCTTGTCATAGTAAATCATGTTATCTGGAAAGGTTCGGGAGTTTTGCTCCATGAATCCTGAGCCTATTGTTGACGAATTATCATGATTAACTGGGATGTCCGATTGGTGGATAGGTAAACCATGATGATTCATTCGTCTCATATAGTCGTTGTCTTCGTAATAGGCTGGATAGATTCCTTCATCAAATAAACCAACCTTTTTAACAACTTCGCTTCCTAAACTGAAAGCACACCAAGGTGGTTGACCACCTGATAGCAGAAGCCTGTCGTTGCCAGAGTTTTTGTCAAACATTTCCATTGACCCTTTAGGAAAATACGCATCATTATTAACAATGAGCCAATAGTCGCAATAAGGTAATGATTTGATTCCAAGATTCCAAGACGATGGCACACCAAGATTTGATGGCATTATCAAATGATATTGTTCTTTAACATTCTCATTCGTCATTAAAACAAAATCTGATTCAGGATTATTGTCAATTAGAAGAAATGTTCCAACTGGGTAATCAATAGAAACAATCAGCCGTTCCAACAAGTCATATCGGTTAAGGACAGGAACAACTATTGCAGGAATCATATCTTGGAATAAATCTTATCCAAAACAGGTTTCCACATAGTTTCGTAAACCAAATCAGCATCGTATTGTAAAGCGAACTCGCGTGCCTTCTTACTTTTCTTACGACCACGCTTATATGCCTGATTCAAAGCATCAACAATTTCATCAACATTTGGAATCGTGTACCACGCTTTCATAGGTGGATTCCAAAACAATTGCCCACCAACTTTCCAACCATCGCCAACAAGTTCTGAACTCGCTGCACAATCTGAAACAATAACTGGTACTTCGCATGCCTGTGCTTCCAAAACCGGTATTCCGAACCCTTCCCCATAACTGGTTGCAAGCAACACATCCATTGAAGAATAAATACCTGCAACGACTTCTTGAGGTAAACCTGAACGATAAGCGTACTGGTCAACCCATTTAACTTTGTCATCAGGAATTCCTAAAGATTTAATCAAATCAAGAAGATTCGAACCACCCTGACCAACAATGTCTGTGTGCAAATACAACACAACATCTTTCTTATCTTTAGCAAAAATAGAATAAGCCAAAAGGTTTTCAGCCCACGCTTTTCTTGAAGGGAAACCTTTATTCGCTGCGTTTATACCGATAACAAATTGGTCATCTTCAACTTTCATAAACTTGCGTGGATTCATTTCACCACCATCAGCAGTTTTCAAAAACTCGGTTGGTTGCCAAACCTTTTCGATACCATGGGGAATGTATTCGGCTTCGATACCTAATGCTTCGTATTGTGTTTGACCAAACTTTGACATCGCGATGGTTGTAACAAATTCGTTTCTTGCCCAATCTGAAACAGGTGAGGGAACAGGGGTGTGGTCAACAGGTGTCCAACATGCAACAGGATATTTACCCCAATGTCTTTTATCAAAAACCCAAACATCAAACAAAGTCATAAGTAAAAACTTTGAACCTTTGTTCATGTTGTTCCAATGCCAAGCGTGCGCTGTGATTGTGTCATTCGACCACATGTCGTTACCACGAGCATATAAAGGAATCATTTCTGAACCATTGTTCCAATGAGAATTAGGTCCTTCTAAACCATAGTTACATGCAACAGCAACTTTGTAATTATCTTTCGGTAAAAGTTTCATCATCATGGCTGTTTGAACTCCGTAGCCAGTCGGTGAGAAAGGGCTATTGGAATACCACAACATACTTCTTGACTCTGACATAATCTCCCTTAATTTTTTAACAGATTACTTGCAATCCTATACGCATCGTGTGCTGTTGTGTCTGGTGCAACATTGTTAATGTTTTCCATAAGAACTCTGGAAGCAACATTCAAAACTGCGCGAGCAACTGCTTCGGCAGGTGGTTCATCCCAAATCATGTAAGCGTGTTTGATTTCGGCAATGGCTGTATCTAAAATTTCGCCTTTGACCTCGACTAGATTTCCCATGGGTTTATCTTATCGAACATTCCTGATTGAGCCATGATAAAAACTTTCCTGCGTGCCTCTTTTGCTTCCTCAAGGGTTTCTGAGCCTTTGTTCCAAACAGGATTCCAGCATTCAACCTCACCCTCCTCATCGGCTAGGAAAACGGCTGATTCGAACCAATCTTCCTTGACCCCATGACCATTCATGTGAACGGTGGAAATGTAATAGGTTTTTTGTGCCTCAATACTGTTTACCACTTCGGATTCAATGGGTCTGTGAGGTTTAACATTTCGGATACCAATTTCGGCAATGGTGTTTATTAACTGGGTCAGAAGAAGAGCGATGTATTCGTTG